TGCCTGCAACTCACTACATGAAGGCAGGTAACTAATTATGTTGAAGTGTCCTGAATGCAACATTGCACTATTGCCCACTGAGGCATTTCCAAACAACCTATGTGTTGAGTGCTATGCGCTCACACCTGAAGCAAATGCGCCTATCACTGCACGTCAGTTAGCGCAGATGTGGGGTGCTAAGTGATTACCAAGCGTGGCAAGCGCGTACGCGCAGCAGTTATTTACCTAGCAATTTTGACGGCGCTAATTGGCGCTACATCAGCAATGGGGATTTGGGACATACCTGAGTCTTGCTTAGTGGAGCAAGTTGATTGCCCAGAAGGGTTGCAACCATGACAAAGTTCAGAGTTGAGATTGAAGTTGAGATTGAAACAGAATTGACGCAATACATTGGACGCGAGACAACCACAAGCAAGTCATTGCTAATTGGTTTGGCTAAAGATCAGATTTGGTTAGATGTCAATGACGCAATACGCCTGTACGGGATCCAGGGACGTGTAAGCAACGTCGCCAAGGTGCAGTCATGATTGCCTGCGAGATGTGCGGTAAAGACTCACGCATACTGTGGCACCGCTGGTACAAGTATGACAATGGCGAGCAAGTGCGCTCACAGATCTGCGCAAGGTGTGTAGATGTGCATGACATGAGTTTGAAGGGACAGACAGCATGACTTTATTTTGCCAAGTATGCGGAACAGGCGTGACAAGCAACAGTTTTGAAGTTGATGACACGATTACCTGCAAACAATGTTGGGAGATCAAGTAATGACTCAATACAACGGTTGGAAAAACCGCCAAACGTGGAATGTTGCGTTGTGGCTTGGATCTGACGAGAGCCTGTACAGGGCTGCTTGCAGATTTATGGAGAAGCGCACACACCCAAAGGCAAACAATCACTATGCGCGATTTATCAAAGAGCAAGGGTTGGCAACTGAGCGCACTGGCGACAACATTGCTTGGCTTGGATCTCGTTTGGATTACAAGGCATTGGACGACATGATGAAAGAATTGGTGGCGTAATGGAATACGAATACACAGTAAACAAGATTGTGTCACAGGGTTGCAGAGACTTTGTCAGCGATGAAGAGGCAAGGCACTATGCAGCAAGAGTCAAAAACGTTTATCAGGCTGAGGATCCAGATAACGAATACTGGTTTGATTACAAGGTGGACGCAACGGAACCTGAGGTTTACGTGCTTCAAATAATTACAGACGGTGCTGTTTCTTGGATCAAAAATTATGACTGCGCGCTGGACGCAGTTCACGCCTACGACAAAGTTGTTGATTACGGATTTGCTAGGTATGAGCGTGAAGCGGTGCTGATTGAGCCTAATGGCAAGACACACAACAAGATCTTTCAAAGACCAAACGGCGTTGCTATAGCGTAAAATAAACAATGTCCCGAAATCAACCGAAAGGCGAAAACATGGACACAATGATTAAGCACTGCAAGTGCGGTAGTTGGATTTACGGTAACAACGTTTGCGAAGTCTGCAGAAAGTTGGCGAACGGCTGAGCGCTGAAGCGTGTCGCGCAGATCCTTTTAAGCGCTGCTTTGGCAGTAGGATTTGTTTTTGTATCCCCAGCACAGGCTCAGGCTCCAACAGACTTTGTTTCAAAGTTAGCGCCTAAACCGTACGCACAGCACAAAGTCAATGCAATTTGGGGCAACAAAGAGCAATTTAAGTGCTTGGCGGTTTTGTGGGGCAAAGAGTCAGCGTGGAACCCTAAGGCGTTCAACCCAGTTAAGGTTGGGGGACGCAACGCGGGTGGCATACCTCAGATCCTGGGTTTATCCCCAAATCTGCACCCACATGTGCAAATTGACCGTGGTATCAAATACATTATCCACAGATACTCCACACCTTGCAGGGCGTGGGCATTTTGGCAGAAAGGCAAGTGGTACTAATGACTACTTCACCGTTTGGATTACCTTTACGGGTGGACATACCTAACGTGGATCCCACAGAATGGGAAGATGATGACGATGATGACAGTGCTTGATGTGTCACGATTGGGCTCATCATGAAACCTTTGATGTGCCACGATTGCGTTCATCATGAGGGGTTTGATGTGCCACGATTGCGTTCATCATGAGTATTGACTCAAAGATTGTTGCGCTGGTTGAAGAGCGCGCAAGTTGGTACTGCGAAGTCTGTGGCAAGGTGGCAACCGAGTCAATGGCGTTGCACCACCGCAAACTGAAGTCACGTGGCGGTAAGGACAGCGCAAGCAACCTGATCCGCGTTCACCACTCTTGTCACAACATGAGTACGGGCAGTATTCACGCAAACCCTGCTTGGGCTGAGGACATGGGGTACATGGTTGCCTCATGGCAAGAGCCTCACGAAGCGCCTATGCACCTGCCTGACGGCAGAATTGTTTTATTACAAAATGACGGTACAATAATTACATTAGAGGAAGGCAAATAAATGGACATCACGATCAAGGGTAATTTGGGGACGGATCCAGAACTCAAATTCACTAAGAACAACAAGGCATACGTCAGTTTCAGTTTGGCTTACACGCCACGCGTAAAGCAGGGCGAAGCGTGGGTTGATGGCGAGACAATTTGGTTCAGAGCAGTGCAGTGGGGCGAAAAGTCAGAGATCCTTATGGATAACCTATCCAAAGGCGATACTGTGTTGGTACAAGGATCATGGAAGCCAAGCACCTATACCACCAAAGAGGGCGTTGAAAAGACAGGCTTGGAGTTGAACGTGGCTGAGATTGGTAAAGTCATTAAGGCTGGCGCTCGCGCACCTAAACCTCAGATTGAGGCTGCACCGTGGTAGATCCAAACTGGCTATCAGCAAATCAAACGGCTGAGCGCCTAAACATTACACTCAATCACTTGCGTCAATTGCAGTTTCGTAAGCAACTGGTGTGGAAAAGCAAGCAAGGCAAGTCTGTGTTTTACTTAGATGATGACGTGACAGCCTACGCAGACGCAAAGCGGGTGAAAAATGAAGTTAGACAAAGAAAGAGTGCAGGACGCGCTTAACCGTTTTGCAGACAGTTTGCGATCCCGTGGGCATGAAGATCTTGCGTTCATGATTGAAAATTACGACGTGTTGTTGAAAGAAGAGTGGCAAGCGGAAAACGCGCCAGTAACAAAGAAGCGCGCACCCCGTAATAAATCGTAGTATCTGCTCATGACATTTACGATTGAGCGTGATCTCACTTTGGCTGAGATAGATGAGGCGATTGCTCATGCCTACAAAATGCTCAAAACAGACGAGTACGGCAACCGCATGGATTGGCGCAAACGCGAACTATTGAGTGCCAGCATTGACGATCTACTTGACGCAAGATTACAAATCAGCGTAGAGTTGGCTCATGGAGATAATCAAGGCACAACTAACTGAATTAAACGAGTATGCAAAAAACCCACGCAAGGGCAACGTGGATCTGATTGCAGAGTCATTGTCAAAGTACGGTCAGTACAAGCCAATCACCGTAAACAAAGACAACAACGAGATCCTTGCAGGCAATCACACCTTTCGCGCAGCAAAGCAGTTAGGTTGGGAGACTATTGACGTGGTTTACGTTGATGTGGACTCAGAGACAGCGGCAAAGATTGTTGCAATAGACAACAGAGCCTCAGACATGGGTGAGTACGACAACAAGGTACTGGCTGAACTTTTGGATAGCATGAACAACCTTGAAGGATCTGGTTACACGTTTGACGAGTACGATGACCTGAAGGCTGAGATCCAGGAAAGAGATCTGCCAACACTTGAACACAAAACTCTTTTTGCTTCACTTGAAGTTGGAGAGAGTGGTCAATCAGGTACTCAGTTCATTCCAACGCTGAGCGATTACGCAGAGCGATACACCAACAAAGCAACACGTATGCTCATGCTGGACTACCACAATGACATTTACGTTTGGATAGTGGACGCGTTGATTGAATACCGCACTGCAAACGGATTAACAAGCAATGGCGAAGCGATTTTGAAGTTGGTTGAAGAGGCAGTTGATAGGAAGTGTCCGCATGAACTTATCTGAGTTACCCGTACACCGTATCAAGCGCGTTATGTCTGAAGAAGATGCAACCGCGCTGGTAGGTACTGTTGTTCCTGATTATGAGCCAAATTGCACTGAGGCTGGGATCTGGATTGACGACGACACTGAAGAAGTCATTTTTGTTTACTTTCCAATGGAAGAGGAAGTTGAACTGCTGAGAGCGTCTGTGCTGAACATCAACTACGGCACAACAATCCGACAATCAACAGGTTTGAAAAACCAATCACGCACTTTTGGCATGGCACCGCGCAAGATCTTTCAGAAGCGAGAGAGTTGCAGAGCAACCTCATTAGCCCATGAACAACCAAATGAACACGCAGTGTTGATTGCGTTTGCAGAGAAGTTTGCCAAAATGTACAAAGAGTTTGCGCCTGAACTTTATGCAGCAGACGCCAAAGCGCTTGCAGATAACAACGTGGCTGATGAGTGGCGCATGACTGATGACGCACTGTGGACGTCTGGAGTTGTCAATAAAGCCTCAACCCTGCCTTACCACCGTGACGGTTTCAACTTTGCCACTTGGTCAGCAATGCCAGTGATCCGCAGAAAGATGAAGGGCGGATACCTGACGTTACCTGAATACAATTTCACCTGTTCATGTCGTGACGGCTGGGTGACATTTTTTGCAGGATACAAGTATGTGCATGGCGTGACACCAATGACGCCTAGCGCACCAGACTCATACCGCTATTCAATTGTTTACTATGCGTTGCGTGGCATGAAGGATTGCTTTACGTTTGCAGTAGAGACAGCCAAAGCACGTGAGAGCAGAACCAAGCGTGAGGACAACATGGCAAAGGCGCTGAAAGGCGAGATACCTATGCCTCAGATTGGTAGCAAAAATAAGTGAGCCTTTGGGCTGATTACGCTCAATTTCACGAAGCGCAGACTCAATCGCGTGACATGGATCCTGCGTACCCAGTATTGAAATGGTTTGCTGACTCTCTTGACCGCGAAAGCGGATTGTGGCTGACGTTTTTGTTTGTTGGTTATTACCACATGGGCTCAGCGCTCAAAGCGTTCAGCCTGTATCCAACGCTGACTGTTCCAGATGAAGCAACCTTGAAATTACCTATTGCTCAACCGCGCAGATCTCACAGAGCAACATTGAAGTTTGCGCAACACCTTGACTCACTGTGCGCCAAAGCAGAGCAACACGGTGGCTTGGGGGCTTGGTTGGATAGTGCAACTACGTCTGAGGATCCGCTGACAAATTGGAAAACACTTAACGATGAATTGACGACGGTGTTTGGCAACGGGCGCTGGGCAGCATACAAAACAGCAGAGATCTTGATGAAGTCTCACGGGTTCAACCTTGCAGCACCCGACATGGGCAACGCCAATTCAAGTGGACCACGCAAGGGACTGGGCTTGTTCTTTCCTGGACTACCGCAAGGCAACTCACCCGCTGAGATTGCATACCTAGATGAACTGAGCCTGAAGGTGGTTGAAAACCTCACAGGCAAAACCTCACAAGTGAGCATTGAAACGGCTGAAACCTCACTGTGCGATTTCTACGCGCTGAACAAAGGGCGCTACTACGTCGGTATTGACATTGATGAAATGCAGGAACAGTTATTGCGTGTCCCGTCGGATCTAACTGCCATGGCGTTCAAGGCGCGATACGAGACACTGCCACACGCATACTTAGGTGAGTTGAACGGCTGGGAAGGCATAGACAAAAAGCGCAAAAGCGTTTACCGCGACACAAGAGAGATTGCACTGAGATGAAACTAATTGTTATTGGCGCTGGCATTGCAGGATCCTCAGCAACGCGTATTGCACGTGACAAAGGCTGGGACGTGACTTTGATTGACCACGCACCAGAGCAGTCTGCGTCCAGATCTGCCCTTGCCACGATACGCCCAACATGGTTCGACAAATCTGAGCGTGATGACCTTGAAAGATCTTGGGAGTGGTACAGCGCTTGGGGTGCAGCAGGATCCAGAGAAGCGTATGTATCAAATTGGCGCAACCGAGAAGTTAAAAAACAAAAGGATTGGTGGCTGGTAGATCCTCTATTGCCGCTGGTTGAGCCTGACGTAAAAGAGCGTGTTGTTGGTTTATACACGCAACACGTTACTACTGACTCAGGACAGTTGATTGAGGGCGACGCCATTTTGAATTGCACAGGCGCATACGGGGCAGATCTATCACGTGACGTGACTTTCTTTGCGGGTGTCACTTGGATCTCCCAAAACGCTAATTTGGACTATTCACCTTATCGTGTTCATCATTTACGACCATACAAATCACTCTCAGTTGCTCAGGTAAACGGCGTGACACGCTTGGGATCTTCAATTGCTGCAACCGCTGACAAGGCAATAGATGACGCAAAAGAGATGCTGATGACAGCGATTGCGTTAGGCATAGTCAAGTCAGGTGATTGGGAGATGTCATTAGGCTGGAGAGCAAAGGGCAAAGGCGGCATACCGATTTACCCAGAGTTAGGTCAGCGCAACGCTTATTTCTCAGGATTAGCCAGAAGCGGATACGGGCTATCACCTGCTATCGCTGAGAAGTGGATTGAGAGTTTGCCTTAATTACAAAACACAGTTAGATTACGGCTACTGGCAGGCAACCGCCTGTTGAGTGCTGGACAACACCCTTATTCAATCTGAGTAGGGGTTTTGTTCGATAGAGGGGGCAAACATGAAAAAACAAATTGGCATTGGAATTGTAGTTTTACTGGCAGTGACGGGTTTAACAGGTTGCAATTCAGATGCAGACGTGGCTTCACGCAATTTATCTGTTGCGGCAGAGCAATTTGAAATTCAACGACGCGTAGTGTTTTTTAACGGTATTACCGACAAGTATTTATTAGAGATTACAGGCTTGTGTTCAGTTGAAACCAGTGACGCAGCATTAGGCGGATCGCTGGAAGTAACCTGCAAAACTGGACCAACTACATTCAAAAAGCATTTTTTGGGGCTGAGCGACAACGTATCGTATTTTGTTGAGCAGATTGAAAGCGTCAACGCAAGTGTTTACAACTACCGCGTAATTTTCAAGCCTGACGTAATTGTTCCAAACATTGATTTGAAGACTCAGATTGGCAAATAATGAAGATTATTTACCTCATAGGCGCGCCAGGATCAGGCAAAACAACTTTGACAGAAGCATTTACACACGATTGGAGAGACAGCGCTAACCATGAAGATCCAATCAAATTCAGAACCCACCATACCCCGTATGGCGACGCACTCTCACTTGGCTGGCTCAGACCAACGTTTGGCGGAACAGACACGCTTGGCAATACGGCGATACTTGCGATTGAACCGTGGCTACCAAGGATCGCCAAAGACTATTCAATCATTTACGGAGAAGGCGACAGACTAGCCAACTCACGTTTTTTTGATTTGTGTAAGGGCATTGGAGAGTTCCACCTGTTCTACCTGAACACTGAGCCTGCACTGTGCGCTGAGCGTAGGGCGCAAAGATCGGCAATAACAGGTAAAACACAAAACCCTACTTGGGTTAAAGGCAGAGAGACTAAGCACCGCAACCTTGCTAACACGTACAAGGCGTTTGAGATACCGTCAGGACTAACACCTCAGGCTGGCGCGGATCTCATGCGTAATGTAATCTTTTCCTGATGAATAGGAAACGTAGATGAGAAAACATGTTGGTAAGGCACACAAAAAGCAGAACAAACCTGCGTCTCTATTTGATTGCGATTTTAACGAGATTGATGAGTTTGCAGATTACGTAAAGACTCAGACAACCCTTAAAATTATGCGCACGATTGAAAACAAAATAATTGACCACGTGTTAGATAACTCTTGCTGGCAGTTGTGCGATTACACAGACACATTACAAGAAATAGTAAATTTACTATCAACGGAAGTTGAAGCAAAACACGTATGAGAAAAACACCGCCACCAGAGCAGATAGACAAAGAGATCAGAGTGCTTGAATTGAAGCGCTCAGGGGCTACTTGGGACGCTATCGCTGAGGTAGTTGGATACGCAAACGGTTCAGGCGCGTTTAAGGCATACCAAAGGGCAATGGTGCGCACACAACAGCAACCCGCTGATGAACTGCGCAACATGGAGATTGACCGCCTAGACCGATTGCAGAGAGCGCATTGGTTTGACGCAATAGGTACGAAAGACATGTTGCCCAACATCAAGGCAGGCGAGTTTGTTTTGAAGTGCATACAAGAGCGCAGTAAGTTGTTAGGACTTTACGCGCCAACAAAGATCCAAGCAGAGGTGGTTACGTATGACGCAAGCGGAATTGAAGCCGACATTGAGCGAATTGCCCATAACCTCAGAGGAATGGATCAGGGCGTCACGCTGGCGCTGGAAGCAGGAACAGGCGAGACAGGAACAACTACCGCCTGAGGGTGACTGGGCTATTTGGTTGTACATGGCTGGGCGCGGTGCAGGTAAGACACGCACTGCAGCAGAGTGGCTTGCTTGGGAAGCAATCAGCCAACCCAACACGCGCTGGGCGATAGTTGGACCAACGTACGGTGACGCAAGAGATACCTGCGCTGAAGGCGAGTCAGGCGTACTCAATGTCCTGAGACGTTACAAGGTGTTGAAGGATTGGAACAGATCGCTTGGCGAGATCCTTTTGCACAACGGATCGCAGATAAAACTATTCTCAGCAGACAAGCCTGATCGTTTCCGTGGACCACAGCATCACGGCGCGTGGTGTGATGAGTTAGCGGCATACCGTTATTCAGACGCGTGGGATCAGTTGCAGTTTGGTATGCGTCTGGGAGATAAACCGCGCATTGTCGTCACAACAACACCGAGACCAACCGCGCTCATCAGAGCATTAGCAGGGCGCAATGACGGATCTGTGGCAATCACTCGCGGATCTACTTTTGACAATGCTGCCAACCTTGCACCTTCAGCGCTGCTTGAACTAGAAGCCAGATACGCAGGCACCAGATTAGGGCGTCAGGAACTGTTTGGCGAGATTTTGGACGACGTTGAGGGCGCATTGTGGACTAGGGGACTTATTGAGCGAAATAGGCTTCAGAAGGCTCCAGCGCTGGCAAGAATAGTCGTGTCCGTGGATCCCGCAGTCACTAATACAAAAGATAGCGATGAGACGGGAATTGTTGTGTTGGGATCTGACGCGCAAGGACATGGATACGTGTTGGGTGATTACTCTTTCAAGGGTTCTCCATTAGATTGGGCAAGCAAAGCAGTTTCAGTTTTTGACGAGTGGAAAGCAGACTCAATCCTGGTTGAAGTCAATCAGGGCGGTGACATGGTGAGCGCGGTGTTGAAGCAGATCCGATTAGGGCTACCAATCCGAGAAGTGCGAGCGCACGTGGGTAAGAGATTACGCGCTGAGCCAGTTGCAGCAATGTATGAGCAGGGACGTATCCACCACATTGGAGAGTTCGCCAAATTAGAGGATCAAATGACCGTGTGGACGCCAGAGGATCCAGACTCACCAGATCGCATTGACGCAATGGTGCAGGGGTTTGCAGATCTCTTAGGCACGCAAAACGTGATGAATTACTTTAACGCCATTGCTAACTTTTGCCCTCAGTGCAACCTGCCCAACCCTAAGTCGTCACCTATGTGTTTGAAGTGTGGAAGCGCTATCATTACACCAGCCTGAAGTACAAGGGGCATAAACAAGGGAGATACACGTGGGTCGCATAACAGACCGTATCGCAGAGCAGATTGCAGCAGCAATTGAAAAGCGCGCATTACCAGCAGGCGCAGTAACAATGACCGAACAAGACATGCGCAATGGATCTATTGGGCAGTCATACGGCAACAACGTGCCACTGGGGCGTGAACAGTTTAAGCCTGTTGCGTTTGGTCCAGGTGTACCGATTACTCCAGGTGCGATCAACCCACTGCGCGATGACGGGCGACCAGACCCACGACGCTACGAATACCAAGTAGCACAGAACATCAACATCACTGAAACAAAACTTATCCCGTTCAAGACTTTACGAGCAGCAGCAGATCAGATTGACATTTTGCGACGTTGCGTTGAAGTCAGCAAAAACAAACTTGTTGGCTTGGAGTGGGACATTGTCCTTGGCGCAGACGCGTCAGAAAAGATTGCAGCAGAGTTTGGTGGAGATCACGTACGCGCAATGGCTACTGCACGCGCACAGTTCACTGATGAGATTGATCGCTTAAAAACATTTTGGGAAAACCCAGACCGCAGCAACGGATTGACCTTTGCAGATTGGTTGATGATTGCGGCTGAAGAGATCCTTGTTATTGACGCACTGGCTATTTGGCCTCAGATGAGTGTGGGTGGAGATCTTTACGGGTTTCAGATCCTAGACGGCACAACAATCAAGCCAATGTTGGACGACAGAGGTATGCGACCACAAGCACCTGACGTTGCTTACCAACAGATCCTTTACGGTTTCCCACGCGCTGAGTTCACTGCAAACGACGATGACCCAAATGCTGACGGTGAGTTCACTGCTGACGATTTGGCGTACATGGTTCGCAACCGTCGCACAACAAGCGTTTACGGATACTCACCAGTTGAGCGCGCACTACCTTTGGCTGACATTTACTTGCGTCGTCAGCAATGGATCCGCGCTGAATACACTGACGGCGTAATTCCAGATTTGATGTTCACCACGACAGCAGACTGGGGTAATAACCCTGACTTGCTACGTGCTTACGAGAGTATTCTCAACGATGATCTTGCGGGACAGACAGAACAGCGCAAGCGCGCACGACTATTGCCAACAGGCTTAGTGCCAGTAACCAATGACGGCTACGGCGAGAAGTTCAAAGACACGCTTGACGATTACCTTGTGACCTCAATTTGTGGACACTTTGGAGTTCAACCAAGTGAAATTGGATTTGCGCCAAAGGGCGGTTTGGGCGGTGCAGGTTTTTCAGAGGGACAAGCACAAAACGCAGAAGCCATTGGTATTCAGCCACTAGCAAACTGGATCAGCAAAATGCTGACCAACCTTTCATACACCTACTTGGGTATGCCGCGTGAACTTGAATTCAAACTCATGACAAGCAAGCGCTTGGACGATGAAGCCAGCGCGCGCAAGGCTCAAATTGAAGTCACCTCAGGCGGTAAGACAATCAATGAGCGCAGATCTGAAATGGGATTGCCTTTACTAGACACTCCACAAGCAGACATGCCTATCTTGATTAGCGGTGCAGGTATGTTCTTGTTCAGCCCTGACGGATTGATCAACGCTGCTCAACTCACAACAGCCCCAGCGCTGGAAGGATCTGAAGCCACAGCAATTCAAGAGCCAGTTGCAGTTGAAGAGCCTGAAGTTGAAGAGACACCAGTGACGGTTGAGACTGTTAAAGAGGTTCAAGCATTCATGAAGTGGGCTAAGAAAGGCGACAGGGGACGTGATTTTGAGTTCAAGACAATTGACCCAATAGTTGCTGAAGCGCTCAATCAGTGCGTGTTTGACGGGGACTTAGATACAGCCAAAGCATTGGCAAAGGCGTATTTAGCATGAACCAAGGCGCACACAACGCAGATGTGCGCATAGCGACAACCAACGCACGTAAGATCCAAGCAGCATTGCGGCAGGGGATTGACGCTAAGCGGGTGCTTGCTGCATACCGTCGCACAGATCCAGCAGTGTCCAAAAACCCTGTGCAAGATCGCGCCAGAGCCAGAGCATGGGCAATGCTCAACATGCGGATCAACAATGAACCGTTGCTTGAAGTGCTGCAAAAGACTTGGGCAGACGGTTTTGTGTTGGGTGAGGCGTTTGGCGACGATCAAATTGCCAGAGCGCGTGAGGCTAAGAAAGCAGGCTCACCTGACTACGTGGATTGGGACAACTGGAGACCAGGTGATGCTGCAACGGCGACACTATTGCGACCACCCAAAGCATTTCAAGAGTTACTAGGCAGAGCGCGAGTCACAATCAAGGATCTTGACCAGACTGGCTACGACAGAGTAGGCACAGCGCTGGCTGACAGTATCGCTCAGGGACTATCCGACACGCGTGCTGCAAGGCTCATCAACGACGCGATTGGCAACCCTGCGCGAGCGCTATCTATTGCAATCACTGAGACTAACCGCGCAATGTCGTTTGGTGCAATCACTCGCTACCAAGCAGCAAAACTGGAGCAAATGGAGTGGTCAACCTCAGATCCTTGCCCTCAGTGTGCAATGAACAGTGGCGCGGTAGTGAACATTGGCTCAACCTTTCCAAGCGGTGCAGACATGCCACCTGCTCACCCACATTGTCGTTGTGCGATTTTGCCTGTCATTCCTGAGTTTGAGCCAAACGCAAACGGCGTGGTGGACATTGCGCCTAAGCCTGAATCAATGCCTTACGCGCTCAATCCAACCAAGATGACCAACACATTTGACGACAGATTTGGCACGTTGCCTGAGGAACAAAGGCTTGCAGCGGAAAAGATTTTGAAAGACACGTATTTGGAAGCAGCGCAAAAACCATTGCGTATCAACCTCAGTTCTGCTTCATTGCAGGGCGTTGTCAGTGACGGGCGTTTCAAATCAATCTTTGAAAAACCTACTTATTCTGAGTACATGGAAAACAGATTGAAAGTGGAAACCGACTCCATGGGTATTCCTAAGACAATCAAGCCTACTGAGCGCCCAATTTACGGAAGTCTTGAAGGCGACGCAAGCATGTACGGCGCAGTGCAGGTTCAACTTAAAGAGAGTGTCAAAAACCGCACAACAATGATGTTAGGCGACTCATTTGCCGAGCAAAACCCTGTTGCGATTACAGACGTGCTATCAGGAAACGTTACAAGCAATCAACTGGCGCAAGCCTCACCATTGAATAGCACTAACATGAGACGATCTTCCCTGTCGGATCTTTTGAGAGCAGGCATGGAACCCAGTGACGTTGCCCTTCAGTTCAAAAATTACTCTTATTGGGAAGTGCAGATACACGGTGGCGTGTCGCTGGACGACATTCAAAGTGTAATTATTCAGTACACACCTAGCGCCAGTGATGAAATGATAAACAAACTCAAAGCAAAGGGGATACAAATTGTCGTCCAAAACTAAAACAGTAGATACGCCATGGGGCGAGATCTCGTACTCAGGCAAACTCAACGAAGAGACTTTATTGACAATGCCCAACGGCAAGCAAATCCCGTTTTACTCTTTGATCTCTCATACCCAAGGGGACTGCTTTCCCTACTTTGTCGAACCAACCAGCGCTGAACCTGCTAAAGTTACGAAAAGCCTTGAAGAAGCATTGGCTGACGTCAAGTTAGAGTGGATTGAGGAATAGATGACGCTTAAAACTACTTATCTCACCGTCACAGATACTCCAATTTGCGTTGCAGTCAATGACGGGGATCAAGAGGAAATGAACGTGTACCTTGCCAACACAGGCGGTACTCACGATTTATTCTTAGGTGATCCAAGCGTCACTTCAACCAACGGCTACGTGATTGGCAAGTTTCAATCAACAGGTATCAACAACCGTTTTCAATGCGTTTTATTCTCAGGTGAGCAATTGTTTGCGGTTTGCAGTTCAGGCAACTCAACCACCGTCTCAGTTATGACCACAGGTAGCAATTAATGGCTGACAGTTTTGTCCCGCCAGCCCCAGTGCGAGCCAACGCCAAGCGTGGCTTAGAACTCAGGGACAAATACAACCGTGGCGGCACTGAAGTAGGGGTTGCGCGCGCAAGAGATCTTTCCAACGGTTCAGGGCTATCATTAGACACAATCAAACGCATGAATTCATTTTTTGCGCGTCACGAAGTGGACAAGCAAGGTGAAGGCTGGGGCAAAGACAGCGCAGGTTACATAGCATGGTTACTATGGGGCGGTGACGCTGGTTGGGCTTGGGCAAAGAGAATTATCAGAGAAAACGAAAACAAGGAGAAATCATCAATGTCTAATCTAACAACAGCGTTTTTTGGGATTGAGAAAGCAGATCGCAACGCAGACGGCACAATGACCGTTTACGGCAAGGCAACAGACGACAGCATTGACATTGATCAGCAGATCTGCGACGGCGATTGGTTAGACCGCGCAATGCCTCACTGGTTCAAGTCAGGCGGCAACATCAGAGAACAACACAGCAACATTGCAGCAGGCGTAGCAACCGACTACGAAGCCAAGGCTGACGGACATTACATTTCTGCACTCGTGGTAGATCCAGTTTCAGTCAAGAAGGTTGAAGCAGGCGTACTCAAAGGGTTCAGCATTGGAATTAAGAACCCACGCGTGACACGCGATAAGGCAGCAGCAAACGGGCGCATTGTGGACGGACAAATTGTTGAGGTGAGCCTTGTGGATCGCCCAGCCAACCCTAACTGCCAGTTGGTATTGGCTAAGTCTGCCTCAGGCGACGACACAGTGGTACAGGTTGAGGATCTGATTGAGAAAGAGGATAAGCAAGACTACGAGAACATGCTGCCTGGTGGCGAGCGCTCAGAGCCTGCTGACAAGGATCTATACAACAAGGTCAAGGCTGAAGCCAAAGAGAAGTTTGATGTTTACCCTTCAGCGGTTGCCAACTCTTGGGTGGTAAACGAGTACAAAAAGCGTGGCGGAAAATACAAGGCAAAAGCCAAAAAATCATTACAATCTGAGGACACAAATACGGAAGAGGGAAGCCCAATGGCAACAGAAACTATCTCAGTACCAAAGTCCATTGTGGGCGACATTTTGAAGTTTGATAAGGCTGAGTTTGAAGCAGCACGCGACGCGCTGGCAAACCTAGTTTCAATTGAAGCAGAAGCAATGAAAGAGGGTCACAACGAGATCCAGTCAATTGCACACCTGCTTGAAGCGATCAGTCACCTACACGCTTGGTATGAAGGTGAAGAAGCAGAGGGTGAAGTGGTTGAAGAGATTATTGAAATGTCAGCAGACAAGAGCGCAATGAAGTCAACCATTGGTTGCGACTGCGCTGGTTGCATGGCTTGTGCAGAAAAAGGCGGTTGCAAGGGCGCAATGTGCAAAATGCACGACGCAGAGAAAAACGTCACACAAGACACAGCAGCAGACGGCGCTGAGGATCTTATTGTTGAAGAAAAGTCAGCAACAATGGATAAGTGCTTGGAGTGCGGTTGCCACCGTCCAGAGGAAACACACGGTCAGGTAGATGTCACAACAGCCGACATGGTTGCACCAAGTGAGACACCTAAGTCACCTGAAGCAGATGAAGTAGTGACTGAATTGAAAGATCAGGAACTACCAGAAGCGACTGAAGAAGTCGCAACAGATAATTCCCCTGATGATAAGTCAGAGGATCTTGACGCCATAGTAGAGCAAGTGGTTGAAAGCGCAACAAAAGCACTCAAATCAGAGATTGCTTCACTTGTTGCTGCAAAAGAGGCAGCACAGGAGAAAGCAATAGGTTTGGAGACTGAGTTAGCACAAGCCAAATCTCTCGCAGTGGCGGGTGGACCAAAGCGAACAGCACGACCATTAGGGGGAACTCAAAATGATCTCGTGCTCAAAGCAGCCACCTACAAAGCGAAAGCAAATGCAGCAACAGACCCAGATCTTGCTAAGGGTTACAAGGCACTCGCAGACAAGTTCTACGCAGAAGCCGCAGAAACCCTGAACAAGTAACCAAACCCAACCGAAAGGAACCACAACTATGGCTGAAATGCCACGCGCTAAGGATCTGTTTGACGGATCTAGCCCTGTTGAGGCTGCTGAACGTATGGATCAATACACTGCCGAACTTGGCAAGGCATTGAGCAACGCTTCATCAGTTCCAGGACAAGCACCAGCACCAGACGCTACTTCACAGTTGGAAGCACTTGCAGCAAGCAAGTCACTTTCACCTGATGCAGCAGCAGGACTTCAGAATGCATTAGCGGCACAGCGCCTAGCAATGCAGGACATTCAGAAGGACATTTCTCTAACATCACCGTTGAGCACATCATTTGCAGCCTTCGATCTTGAAGCGCCAGCAAAGTTGCTTACACCACGTCCAACACCTCTACGTAACCGTATCCCACGCAAGAAGGGCGTAGGCACATCACACCGTGTCAAGCGTATTCTTGGATACACAGGTACAGGTACAGGTGGAGTTGGCAACACATGGCCAGGAATTACTGAAAGCACAACAACTGCTTTTGGTTCAATCAACTACGAGCGTGGTCCAAAGATCTCATACGCAGCAGATGATTTGATCCTGCCTTACAACTCATACTCACTATCTGATTCAGTGTCATTTGACGCTAATTTCTCAGGTTTGGGATACCAAGACCTACGCCAGTTGTCATCAACCTCAACTCTATACGCAACAATGCTTATGGAAGAGCGCATGATGCTTATGGCACGCGGTACAGCAAGCGGATACTCAGGCGCACTATCAGCACCTACATTCACACTTGCTTCACCAGTTGCAGGCGCAGGACAGACAGCACTTGCTGCAACCACTTACTATGTCAACGTCACAACTGACGCTGGTATCTCAGTAAACGGTTTTGGTGAGTCAATCCTTGGAACAGAAGCCTCAACAGCAGTTGCTTCAGGTGACGTACTAACAGTCACAGTTGCAACAGCAGTCGCAGGCGCACTTGGTTACAACATTTACGTTGGAACTGCAACAGGCGCAGCAAACTTGAAGTACCAGGGAACTCTAAAGGGAACAGGTACATTCACAATTCAGGGCGCTGGAACACAGGGACTAACAGGCAACAACGCAGCATTTACAACAACTGGTGCTGCTGCCTCACGTGCTGCTGCTGATACTTCAGCATACGCAACAGGCTACGACGGCATTTTGCCAACAGTGCTTGGTCCAAACTCAGGTTACAACAACGCAATCAACGGCACATTCTCTACCTCTAACCCAGGTGCAGAGTTCCAGACCGTATTTGCTAACTTGTACCAGAACGTAAAGGCTGATCCAGATCTAGTATTGCTCAACGGCAATGACCGTAAGCAACTCTCAGACGCGATCAAGTCAGGTTCAACAGCGAACTACCGTTTGAACATCGAAAACCCAGGCGTTGGTGGAACCACATACGGTTCAATCGTGACTGGACTTCAGAACGAAGTAACTGGAAAGTCAATTAACCTAGAAGTTCACCCATGGTTGAACCCAGGTGTTGCACCAGTACTATCATTCACACTTCCAATCCCTGACACAGAGGTATCTGACGTTTGGGCGAACTTCATGGTTCAGGACTACATGGGTATCCAGTGGCCAGTAACTCAGTTCGCATACGAATTCAGCACATACTTCCGTGGCACATTCTTCTGTACTGCTCCAGCATGGAACGGTGCAGTTTCAGGAATTGTGTCTGCTTAATAACTGAATACGTAAGGCAATGGGGGGTGCGTTCCACATCGGGCGCACCCCCTACTTAAATAGAGAGGGCAAACATGACAAGACGAATGGTTGCGCCAGATAAAGGCGTACGAGAGACAACAGTTAACGGGCGTTTATACAAGCCTGATCGTGGCGGGATCTACAACGTAGATAGCCCAAGTGCAGCAAGAGCCATGAAGCGTGAAGGGTTTTTTGAAGCATCGCTCAACCCAGTTGATCCAAAAGACAGCACGCGTGGATTTACTTGCGTAGAATGTGGTTTTGGATCTTGGTTTCGCAAATGTTCACGTTGCGGTCACACAAACGGGGATCCCCAAAGAGACGGGGAGTAACACATGGCAATAGGTATCACGCCTGACACACTAGAGGAAAACCCATACCTAACCGTTGCAGAGTTCAAAAATGCCCCAACCTCATTAGACATTAACAACCTTGTTGTGGGCGGTAATCAGGCTGCTCAGGACGCTGAATTGGCAAACGTGATCTTCAGAGCCTCTTCATACATGAACGAGTACCTCAATCAAAACCTAGTTGCCAACCGTTACACAGAGACCCAGCGCGTACGCACCAACAGTCAAGGTTTTATTTCACTGCACCCAAACAACAACCCGATTATTGCGCTGGAGTCATTTGAATACGGATCTACTCCAAACAATCTTCAGACCTTGACAGATCCTTCACAGTGTTGGTTTGAGCCTCAACAAATCATTATCCCGCTGAGCCAGTTTTCTGCGACCTACTCCAGTGCTGGTCCACTCTCTTTTGGAGCCTCAGCGCCAGGACAACAGATGTTTACCAAATACACCTACGTCTCAGGCTACGTCAATACAACAATTGCAACGGCTGTGGCTGCTGCAACCTCATTGACCGTTGCTAGCGGTTTGGGTATCAGGGCAGGATCGGTTTTGAAGATCTACGACGGTTCACTATCCGAGACAGTCACAGTTGCTTCAACCTACACCTACGGTTCTACCACTGTTCCTTTGACCTCAGCGCTGGTTTCTACGCATTCTGCGGGTGTAGCCATAGGAAATCTACCTAATGCGATCAAACAGGCTGCAATCCTGGTTACAACGGCGTTTTTGCGTATCCGTGGAGACAAGTCAAACACAATGAGCATTACCACTCGCGCTCAGGGCAGTGAGATCACAGGTAACACACGTTACGGCAGTGACATTCAGTTAGCCCTAGACATGGTAAACCTTTACCGCAGGATACGTTAATGGCAGGGCGCACAGGGGTACGCGCAACGATTTATTCATTTTTATCGTCGCCACAGATTACAAACCTCAACCAGATCTTCACGTCATTTCCCAAGCGCATTGATTTCAACGTCAACACAACACCTGGATCTAGTTCACGTGCTGCTGCGATTATCTTCATTGCGTCAGAGACTGAGAGCAGAGTTGCTATTGGCGGTGCAACCAACGGTATTAAGCGTGTTGATTACACGATCATTTTGCAGATCTATCAGCACTCATTTGTGCGAAACGCTGAAGAAGCAATGACAGATTTTGATACGCTTATTGATGCAATCAAAACACGCCTGCGTTCAGATCACCGATTTGGGGACGTGAACGGCACTTTGGTATGGCAGGGCGCTGAACCGCGTATCACTACGCGCTACGGTGAGCCTTCCACGGCTGAAGAAGGCATGACGGAAACGTATGCTGAGGTAGAATTTGAAGTCACGGAAATGATCAACGCATAGGGAGACAAATGAAGTACAAATACACAGGAACAGACTCACGCGTGTTCCCTACGTTGGGGATTACCGTGAAGCCAGGCGAAGAGTTTGAAGCGCCTGACAAGTTTGACGTGCCTAATGTAGTACCAGCAGGCGCACACAAATCAACACCAGCAACGTCTGCCGCGTCAGACACGACATTAGGAGAGTGAAATGCCAGGACAAAATAGCGTACGCAGTTACATAGGTATTGCGAAAGAAGTAACCAAGGGAACTGCAGTTGCAGCAACAGATTATCTAATGGTGATGGCTGATAGCGTCAAGCCAGCAGACATCATTGATCCGCTGTACGACAAGGGACTACGTGGTTCGCTTGTTGAGAACTACAACTACATTCCAGGGCGCGAGTATTCAACCTTTGATTTCAGTTCAGCAGCGTTCGCTGACGGAATTGGTTATGCGCTAACTGGTTTGTTAGGCGCTTGTGCCACAGTAGGCGCCTCAGCACCTTTCACTCACACAATCGCGCTCAAAAACTCTCTTGCAGCAGCAGCAGACGCTCAGCCACTGTCATACACAATCACTGATTTCTATGCAGCAGCAGTGCGTCAATACCCAGGTGTTCAGTTCACTGATTTCTCATTGAAGTTCAGCGCTGACGGGTTGCTTGAATACGACGCCAAGACAACTGGTTTCCAATCAGCAACAGTCGCTGCTCCAACGCCTACTTTCAGCACAGTGCTTCCAACTCCAGTTTGGCAAGGTACTGTCTCAATCGGCGGTTCAGCGGTTTCAAACACCGTGTCAGGAAACATTGACATGAAGCGCCCAATGACACCTATCTTTGGTATCTCAAACACACAAAACCCATACGCGGTATTTGTGGGCGCGTTGGAGACAACAGGTAAGTTCACGTTTGTTATGCGCTTGTGCCACAGTAGGTGCCTCAGCACCTTTCACTCACACAATCGCGCTCAAAAACTCTCTTACAGCAGCAGCAGACGCTCAACCACTGTCATACACAATCACTGATTTCTATGCAGCAAACGTGCGTCAATACCCAGGCGTTCAGTTCACTGATTTCTCATTGAAGTTCAATGCTGACGGTATGCTTGAATACGACGCCAAGACAACTGGTTTCCAATCAGCAACAACGACTGCTCCAGTGCCTACTTTCAGCACAGTGCTTCCAACTCCAGTTTGGGCTGGTACTGTATCAATCGGCGGTTCAGCGGTTTCAAACACCGTGTCAGGAAACATTGACATGAAGCGCCCAGTGACACCTATCTTTGGTATCTCAAACACTCAGAACCCATACGCGGTATTTGTCGGTGCTTTGGAGACAACAGGTAAGTTCACATTTGTCATGGAAAACGACACAGAACTCACACGTTTCCTAACCAACACTCAGCCAGCAATCGTGCTGAACTGGGCTCAGGGCGCAGGTGCGACAGCAACTCAGATCCAAGCAACAATCACAAAGGGTGCGTACACCGCAGCAGTGATTGAGCGTGGACAAGATTACGTACAGGTCACAGTTGACTTGAACGCTCAGGGTAATACAACTGATGCTGGTGTCTCAGGTGGCTTCAGCAACATCAAGTGGGTACTACAAAACGCAAAGGCGTCAGGTACCTATATCTAATAGATCCAAGCAATGGGGTGGTCAGGTTGATCGTGGAATTGCCTTCCCGCGATCCCGCACCCCATTGCCCTATCTAGTACAATAAAATGAAGGCAAACCTACATGGAGGCAAAAATGGCTAAGAAAGTAACATTACCGTCAGGCGCAACAGTCACATTCAAGGATCCAAACTCACTGCGCGTTAAAGACCGCAAGCGTGTCATGCGCGTGACAGATGAGGCTGAGGGTGGAGATCTATCCAAGGCAATGGCGCTCACAGACGCACTATTGGCAATGCTGATTGAGGATTGGTCATTTGATTTGATTATCCCGTCAGTCAAGGTTGAGATGCTAGGCGAACTCACTATGGAAGATTATGACTTTCTGGTTGAGGAAACCAAGGAAGCACAAAAGTCACTGTTCCCAAAGTTGGGTAAAACAGATGAGACTGAGGCAGACCCAAAAGCCCATACCGACAACTTGAACGCCTAAAATGGGTAATCAAGGGTGGACAAAGACATGAGGACTTTGAATACCCTGACGACCAATGGTATTACTTCCAGTTTGCAGATCGGTTTGGTTGGACACCTGACCAAGTAGATGAGTTACCTGCTGGCACAGCAGATTGGCTTATCTCGATAGCAGCAACGGTGGAGAGCGCAAAAGCGGAAAGGGCGAGTGAGTAATGGGTGCAGTAGTCATACGCAATCTTGCTGACGTGCTTGCTGGCTTAGAAGTTCAAGAGGACAAACTTGAACGTGCTGCGCAAACTGCAATTGCTACTGCGGGTTTTGCGATCCAACGTCAAGCGCAAATCAACGCCAACACAGGAACACACAAAAAGGGTCAAGGTCACATTCCTGGGACTGGACCTGGACCAAACGTAGTCACAGGCGCGTTGCGTAGATCTATTAGAACTGACGTGAAGTATGGATTTGGTAATTACATTGCAGTTGTCGGGGCAAGCACAGAGTATGCTAGGGCTGTTGAATTAGGCTCACCGCGTTGGAAAAGTGGCGTAAAATACCCTTACCTAAGACCTGCCGCTGAGGATCTAATCCGCAATGGATCTTTGAACAGGATCTTTACAGCAGCATTTCTCAAAGCAGTGAAGGGATAGCACATGACAAACGCAATCCCGCCAATCATGGTTCAAATTGCAGCAGATGTATCTCAACTGAAGGCTGGTTTGGCTCAGGCTGAAGCAAGCATCAAGGGCATGAATAGCAGTGTTGCTACTGCCAATACAGGTATGCAAAACATGCTTGCCAGCGCAAAGCGCATGGCGGGTACTTTGGGCGTGGCGTTTGCTGCAACTCAGGTTGTTCAGTTTGGCAAAGATGTAGTGATGTCTGCGTCAAGCATGGCTGAGTCTGTGTCAAAAGTTAAGGTTGTGTTTGGCGATAGCGCTGACGCGGTTTTCAAGTTTGGCGACAGTGCAGCAAAGAACATGGGTATGTCTAATCAGGCTGCGATTGAGGCAGCAGGAACTTACGGCAACTTGTTTCAGGCGTTTGGAATTGGGCAAGGCAAAGCAAATGAAATGTCCACCACGCTGGTTCAACTTGCTGCTGACTTAGGATCTTTCAACAACACTTCAACTGAAGAAGCAATCAACGCATTGCGCTCAGGTTTGGCTGGCGAGACTGAACCGTTGAAGCGATTTGGCGTGGCACTCAATGAAGTGACTCTCAAAAACAAAGCAATGGCAATGGGTTTTGGTGAGATCAAGGGCGCAATGGATCCTGCAATCAAGGCTCAGGTGACTTATGCGTTGGTAATGGAACAAACAAAACTGGCTCAGGGCGACTATGCGCGTACCGCAGACGGCACAGCCAACACAATGAAAACTCTCAGCGCTCAATTTGCTGACGCAAAGGTGGCTATTGGAGATCTAGTGTTGCCAGCGTTCAACGCATTGTTGAAGGTTACTGCTGCGATTATTCCAATTCTAAAGTCAGTGGCAAAGTATTTCAAAGACAACGCAGACGCGCTCAAAATGTTTGCAATCATTCTTGCCACAGCAACAGCAGGTTTTTACGCGTTCAAGGCAGCAGTGGTCGCTACCAAAACAGTCATGACTGTCTATACCGCTGTTACAAAGGCTATGGCAGCAGGTCACTCTCTTGCTGCAATCGCAACTTTGAATTTCAGGGGCGCGATGATGATGTTGAACATGGCTATGAGAGCCAACCCTGTTGGAGTGTTAATCACTGGTTTGACCGTGTTGGGTGCTGCGTTTGTTTGGGCTTGGAAAAAGTCTGAGACGTTCAGAGGTATTGTCATCAAGGGTGTTCAGGTAATCCTCAACGGGTTTGCTTTGTTGGTTCAAGGCATTGGCAAGTTTGTCGGTATGCTCGCAAAGGTACCAGGCATGGGCTGGGCAAAGGGAATTGCTGACGGCGCTGAAAAAGCCTCACAGTCAATCAAAACAACAGCAAAGAATTTGGCAGACCTGAAGAAAGCCAACGCGGGATACGGTGAAGGCGCGTTTACCTACGGCTCAGGCAAGACTGGTGGCGCAGGTGACGGTGGCGGTGCAGGTGGCGCACTCGATCCTGCTGCTGCCAAAAAGAAGGCTGAGGACATTAAAAAGGCAATGGCAGACGTGTCCAAGGTTTACAAGGACATGAACAAGGTCATTGCAGACTCACAAGAGAAGGTTGCAGAAGCAACCAAGCGACGCGATGAGGACACGGCAAAGGCTCGTAAGCAATACGCTGAGTCAGTTGAGAAGGCTGACAAGACACTACTTGAAGCCACTGCTGCTGCGTACAAGCGCAACAAAGAGCAAATTGACTCAATCAACAAAGACTACGCAAAGCGCACAGCAGACCTTGAAGTCAAACTTCAGGACACTCTCAGAGACATACGCGAGAAGGCTGCTGAAAAGTCTGCTGACCTCACCAAGAAGGCTGCTGAGAAGCAACAGTCAATTATCCAACAGTCAATGGATCGTTTGCGTAATGCGTTTGCTTCCAAAACAGGGGTTAGCCTTACTGACGCGTTCAACGGTGGCGTGTCAGTTGAAACAGCATTGTCTGATTTGAAAACAAAGTTAAGTGCAACCAAAAACCTTGCCAGTAACGCAGCATTCTTACAGGCGCAGGGTTTCTCTCAGACCTTTATTGAGCAGGTTGTATCGGCTGGTCCAGAGGTGGGTAATTCACTGGCAGACGCCATACGAAATGCCTCTCCAGAGTCAATTAGAGAATTGCAAGCAACGTTTACTGAAATGGAAAGCACCTCAAACACTGGTTTGGACGCGCTCGCCAAGACAATGAACTCAGGCGGTAAGTTAGCAACCCAGGAACTCATGGACGCTTACGCGCAGGTTTCAATTGACCTCAAAACTTCAATCACTGAAATCAACGCAGACATGGTGAAGGCGCTGGCTGAAGCCAACGATGAGTACAGCAAGGCTATGGCTGAGGCAAAGGCTGAGCGTGACGACAAACTGGCTGAGGCTGCAAAGGATCTCAAAGAGGCACTTGCTGAAGCAGACAAGAATTACAAAGAGTCAGTTGCTGAGGCTCAAAAGACTCTTGCTGAGTCTTTGGCTGACGTGCAGAAAACCTACAATGAAGCGTTAGACCAAATCGCCAAGGACACCCAAGAGCGCATTGATGATCTCAAAGAGAAGTTGACTGAATTGGCAAAGACTCTTGCAGAGTTAGGCGCAAAGCAGGCTGCTGTCAATGCACTGAAAAATGCGCCTGCTTACACCCCTGTTATGCCAACAATGCCAAATAACAATGGCGGTTATGTAAACACAAATACCATTGCAGGTATCAACGCGGCATCAGGTTTCAATCTAACTCAAAACATCTCATACCCAACTGCCAGCGCAAGCGAAATCTCAGCGCAGACTATGAGTGCAATCAAATTCGGGACAGCAACACTGCCCCTTAGCCAAAGAGGGGCGCGGGTGGACATCTAATGCCTGTTGTAACAAATGATTATCAATTCTCTTTTGCTGGTTTGTCTTTTGGCGGTGCTGGATCTCCATACCAAATCTTGTCTGTGGAAGGCTTAGAGGGACTGCCTGGGATCCGCAATCAAGATGACAACCGTGGCTACGCTGACGGTATGTTCTCAGGGCGTGACTTTCTGGGTGGTCGCACAATCTCAATCACCTTCCAGACTTTTGGCGCGGGTGCAACCTCAGCGCAGACCAACTTCAACACAATTCAAGCCAAGTTGCTGCCTCAGACTTCAGGCACCACACCTTTGTATTTTATTTTGCCACCGTCAGGGGAGCAGTTTGTCAATGCTCGTGTTCGCGTTTTGCGCACCTCAGTAGATCCGAATTACACCTACGGTATGATTACGTCTCAGGTTGAGTTCTTTTGCCCTGACCCAAATTACTATAACTCAACCCTGCAAACTGCCTCATTGACCGTATCTGCTGCTCCAGGGCGTACCTACAACCGCACGTACAACCTTGTTTACGGGTTTGGTTCATACACAAGCCTTACCAACATCGTCAATAGTGGCTGGGCTACGACTTACCCAACCATTACGATCACTGGACCAATCACAAATCCGACTTTGGGCAACGTGACCACGGGTGAATACCTGAACCTATCGGGAACAATCACAAACACCGATACTCTTGTCATCAATCTGCAAAACCGACTTATCACGCTCAACGGCGTATCTGCTCGCAATTTGCTATCAACAGGCACTTGGTTTGATGCACCACCAGGAACTTCGCAGTATTATTTGACAGGATCCACGACCACCGCAGGAGTCACCACGGCTACTGTGACTTGGTATAACGCATTTATTTAGGAGACAGACATGCCATTACGCAATCCACCGAGTTGGTTACAAAACGGATCACACCCAGCCGAAAATGACCGCTTATCTACGCAAGCAATTTACGCCACATCGGGAATTGTTGGCTCATCGTCTCTTGCAGTATCTCAGGCTGCTGTACCTGCTATGGCGGTTCAAGTTGCAGCAGGTTGGGGCGCATTGGTTGGAAACTTCACAACCAACATGGGCGCGTATCAATTCTATAATGATGCTGCGACTCAACTTACTGTCACTACCGCAAACCCTTCAAACCCTAGAATTGACCGCGTTGTTGTCACAGTCAATGACGCTTTCTACACAGGCGCTTCAAACAACGTCACTTTCCAAGTTATTGCAGGTACGCCTGCTGGATCTCCAGTGGCACCAGCAACGCCTGTCATGTCTTTATCTTTGGCGACTATCGCAGTTGCAGCAGGTGCAACCTCAATCACCAACGCCAACATTACTGACACTCGCGTAAACGTTACAACCAACTTGCCTGTTGGAGATCTGACTGAAGTTCAGGCTACTGACGGACTTTCTGTGACCTCAGGAACTGGACCAATTCCTATCGTCAGAACTGACGGCACGATCATTTACGGGTACACCACCACTGCAACGGCAGGTGGCACAACAACCCTGACTACTGCAAGCACAGCACGTCAATTCTTTACTGGCACACTCAACCAAACCATTGTTTTGCCCGTAGCAAGCACCATGATATTGGGCGAAACATACAAAATTAGAAACGCAAGCACAGGCGTGCTTACCGTAAACTCATCAGGCGGTAACTTGGTTGCCACTATTCCTGCTGGCGCTGGATTTGCTGTAACTTGTATTTTGACCTCAGGAACCACTGCTGCTTCATGGGACGCAGATTTTGAGGGTACTTCAACAATCACAGGCACAGGAAGCGGTGTTTTGTCAGCAAGCCCAACCCTGACTGGTACTGTTACACTAGGCTCAACAGCGAACCTAACGCAGACAGGTACTTTCAGCGTAGGATCTATTACCGATTACGTGTTTATTAATTTGATGGGAGCATGGTAAATGGCAGCAACACCGAAACCGTTATTTCGCGGAGCAGCGACATTAACGACAACAACAGTTTTGTACACTGTTCCAGCCTCAACCACTACTATCGTAAGCAACATTGCTATCACTAACACTGCTGCTACTGCTGCAACATTTACTCTTGGTATGGGTACTGCTGGTTCA